TCACCATCTACAGATGTTATAGTGTATTTTAAACGAGTAGAAATTTCAGGAACACTTTCTTTGTTGATTTTTTGCAACCCTTGAATTTCTCTATCAATTTTCTTTTCGTCTCCGTGTGTCAAGATTTTAAAGGTAATTGGGGTTTTAGAGTGTGGTAATTCATATCTAAATTCATTAACACCTTCTTCAATTAAATCATTAGGATCTAATAGTTTATCTTCTAATGTTGTTAAATCAACAGTAAAATCTTCGATTTGACGTGTATCTGAATTATAGGCTCTAAAGGTATAATCTTTACCATATCCTAATACACGAGATGCGATTAGTAACGCATTTTTATCTCCAATTATGATATCGTTAATATCTACTTTAGAGACAATCAGCGATTCAATAAGCTTATCCAACACGATACCTTTTGAGATATAATTCTGGTTAGTAAGGATATCTTCTTCCTTAGCTGTCATGTATTTCATTTCTATCTTGCCGGATGATAGCGGGTTGTCCTTAGGATATATTAATCCTTTAGAGGGCAGTTACAATTTCGGTTGGGAATTTGAATTTGTTTTCTGTAACGTTTTCTTCCATACTATAAATAACTTATTTGTGTATATAAATATACGAAAAAGAAAAAGGTGTTCCAAATGGAACACCTAATTCAGGGGTATGGAGGGTTGGGGTATTAGAAGTTAAGTATGCAATAATCCATTGCAATTGTGATATCTAAACTGATAGCAGCATCTGCTGACCAATCATATTCACCAAAACTAGCAGTTTTAACATAAGCACCTTTGATCACCCATTCGCTTACGATATCGCCTACAGGACCTAGGATATCTAATGTCAAATCTTTTTTATAAAAATCTGAATATCCGTCACGACCTGTTACTGATTCGTGAGCTAAACGTGCCCATTCCATTACGGCTTGAGCTCCTGATGGGGTTACAGGGTCATATAAACCTAAGGTCATATCATTCCAACGAACTTTACCTTTTACTTTACGGTAAGTGTTAATATGATCTAAGGTGATTTCACCAGCGTCGAATCCAGGTGCAGTTGCGTTCTTGATTAAGTAAGCGGGAATACCGTCTACGTACAAGATAAACCTGTTTTGTACCTTTGGTTCAAAGGCGGTGAACATTATTTCATTGGGATCTAATACTGCCATTTTATTTTATGTTTATTATAAATATTGCCTATTTAAACTTTTAGAATGATACTCCGGTTGGAGTTACATTAAAGTCTAAGATTATATATTCAGCTGTTTTAGTTGGTTGTAGGAAAATTTGTCCTACCATTTGATTTCTATCAATTACATCAGCTGTGTTGTTTGTATCATCCATTACAACTCTGTAAGAATATAATCCTTGACGTTGTTGAATTGACTCCATATAAGGATTAACAGCAGCTAAGAATCTATTACGTGTTGCAGCAGTATTTTGTTCAAACAATAATGTTTTACCAATGTTACCAACTGTACGTTTCAATTCAATTAACAATCTACGAACGTTTACACGATCGAGTGCTGTTGCCTTAGTTTGTAGTGTTTTCTGACCGAATACTACTGTTCCGTTTCCGGGGAATGTAGCGATTGGATTAACTTTAGCTAAGTATAATTTATCACGATCAGATGGTGATAATTTTCTTTCAGCTTGGATTACACCACCTACGCCACCTCTGTTAAATCCAGCAGGTGCGAACCATTCAGCTCCAATTCTATCGTTAGTTGCATATACTCCTGGAATTGCTGTTGAAGCAGGTGCCCATACTAATTTACCAGTTTCACCTGATTGTAGTTGAACCCAAGGCCAGTAAGTAGCACCGTAACTTGAATCTACAGTGGCTGCTGAAGTAACGGTTTGGTTAAGAGTTGAACCGTAATTTCTTGTATCTACGATTGCGATTGCATCTCCTCTTTGAGTAACAGTATCAATTGCTGTATTTACAGCAACTAATCCGTTTTGGATTGTTACACCAGGAATAGCTAAAATTTCGTAATCGTATTCGTCTTGATTTTGTAATAGAGCTAAAGAAGCTGTATAATAAGAAGCTTCTAGACCTTGGATAGATGAAACATCAATTTCATCAAACATTTTTAATCTAGTATTTCCATTAGCACCATCACCATATACATTACCTAACCCGTTTGCAAATGCACCTTGTAAAGATCCACTTCCTACTGCTGGTAAAGACGAAGTATATTCTGATTTGAAGTTTCCTTCATTATCTAAGTAGTTTAATGTAGGTAATCCAACTGAGGATACTCTTACGTAACGGCTGTTATTAATGTAAGATCCTGTAGTTTGGATAAATTGGTTACCATCACTATCTGTATCAAAGTTTTTAACTTGATTACCAATTACGGCTTCAATATAATTATCTGAATTTGGATCTAATGATAAGTCAGACCAAGATTCTAATATTGTTTTTGTTCTGGAGTTGTCATCACCTCTACGAACTAGTAGGTTAAATGTACCACTTCCTGAATCGATGTTTGCAATTTCCCAACGTACGTTATCAGATGATCCACTTACTAATGAACCACTAGTAGATACACTACCTGAGTTGTTCATAATTGCACCTTGAGAAATAGTTTCTAGGGTGAAAGAAGATGAATCAGCATGCATGATTGCACTAACATTAGCAGTTGAAGGAGCATAAGCACCAGAAACGATTCTAGTTACTAAAGCAGTTTCACCACCTTGTTGGAAGTAATTGTTTATAGCAATTGAAGTTAAATATTCATATCGAATACTTGCGCTTTCAAAAGCACCACCAAATTTATTTTTATAGTCACTATATGAAGTTACTACAGTAGGAACGTTAACTGGACCTTTTACTGTTGGGCCTAGAAGTGCTAAACCAGCAACAATAGGTCCTTGAGTAACTAGTGATTGATCGTTCTCACGTGTTAATACTCCTGGGGATAATAATGTTTCAGCCATTTTTGTTAGTTATTTTATCAATGATAAATATATAGGAAGAGTTTAAAAACGTTACTCACTAGGTATAATTTCGCCTGTTTTTAGATCAATTTGGGCGCTACCATATTTTTCTTTTAAACGATCACCTAATTCTTTTTCTTGAAGAAGTATTTGGTCATATTGTATTTCCAAATTTTCTTCTTCTTTTTCTAAATTTAATTTTCTTAACGCTAACTGTCCTAATTGGTATGTTATAACGTTAATGTTTTGTTGAAAGTCCTCTAAGGCCTTTAATTCCTCTTCGGATATTTTGTTTTGTTGAATTGCCATAACGAATTGTTTAGTATAAATATTTGCAATATATACGAGAACAAAGAAAGGGAACGCAAAGCGTTCCCTTCTTTTAAATATAGTATATTATTTATTTTCTAATTCTACTACTCTAGCAGTTAATTCTTTAACGGCACCAATTAACACAGCTGTTAATCTAGAATAAGATATACCTTGTACCCATCTTCCTTCTTTAGAAACTAAATCAGGTAAAATTTCATATACTTCTTCGGCAATTAATCCTAGATCATGTTTTCCATCACGTTTCCAGTCATATTCTACTGGGTTAAGTTGGATTACTTTAGATAATGAGTTTTCAATAGGTTGAATGTTTTCTTTGTATCGAGCAGCTGAAGTTTCATTTATTGTTCCAGCTACTGTAAGTGTTGAACCGTCAAATGTTAAGTTTGCTTCGGCATTACCATTACTTGAATCAACAGAAGTTAATATTCTGTTGTCTGCAGAATTAGCTACTGTATAGCTTGATATACCAGTTAAAGCACTACCATCTCCTTCATAAGAACCGCTAAAAGAACCACTAAATTTGGTACCTACTACATCTGTTAATCCAGATAAAGTTGTAGAAGTAGCACCTAAGGCAATTTCTGTAGAACCTACTGTTAAACTTGAATTAGCAAGTTTATCATTTGTTACAACACCATCAGAAATATCTAAAGCGTGTGAAGCAGTATCAGCAAAAGATGAGCTTAATTCCTTAGTTATCTCAACAGAAGCTGATACAGCATATGAAGCTGTTATAGCATGTGATGCTGTTGTAGCACTATCTGCGAATGATGCTGTTGCTAATTGTGAAATTTCATCTGCAATTGAAGCACTAGTAGCACTGTCAGCAAAACTAGCAGTCATAGATCCTGTTATGCTGTTTACTACGTATGATGAACTTAGAAACAAGAAGTTTTCATCCATCTCCGCGATGGTGAGCTTTCTACCTAAACCTTCTCTTAAAGTAATTGCCATAATTAATAGTATATGTTATAAATATTGTTAAGTTATTCGAATTTTAATATCGTTTCCATTTCTGTATAATCCTCCTAGAGGAACTCCGCCGTTGGCGGCGTCTGCATCATTGGTAAAGTTATAGCTTTCAGAAACACTAGTTAAAACAAATGTTCCTAAACTATGATCTACTGGTCCTGTAATAGTTGCTCCACCTTCTATAATGGCAGATCCAGTAGTAATTAATGCTATACCACCAACGTAGTCATCTATATAGTCAAGAACATAATCGTTAGGTGAGTTGAT